CAAATCTACGCCAGACTGCACCAGAGTCAGTGATATCATCCATATTGTCTCTGTAATTCATGTTATTAGTACATTTAAGCATGAACCAGGGTTGTTTGTGAATTCTACCTTTTTTGTGGGCTTCAGCCATGTGAGCAAGCTTCGGAAAAGAATCAGCGTCTGTTATGAATTCGTGATTCTCAGTAAGGACACCAGGAACTTGCCTAGCCTGCAACCACTCTGAATCTATAAAAACTTTTTCAGATCCATTCATACCATCATCATACCCAAGATTACCCTGTGATGCATACATGTAAACCCAGGGATTTTTCTTAAAGGTCAAAAGCTCCTCAATTGGTAACGAATGTGCCAATAAAGTTTGTGCCATGATAATAACTGGAAAAGTTTTACCACATCCAGGATTACTCCTGAAACACGCTGCTATTGGAACGATTCTAGCAGAGTGATCAGCAAAGTCCAAATCCTCATAAATATCGCTTATCTTCTTAATATAGGCTAGAAGATACATAAATTTACCAAAGACAACACTCTTGTTTCTCATATTACCATGTTTCTGTTCAAGTTCGTAACCTTGCCTCTTAAGGTTATTAACCTCAATACTCTTATCAATGTTGACACGCTTATCTCCTTTCTGATAGTTAGTCACAAAAGCTTCTGCTCTTGTGAGCCAAGAAGATAAATCAGGATCAGAACTCTCGAGGAGACTAAGACCTTCACTCTCGAAAATCTGTTCTCTAAAAAAATTAACCAATTTCTCAACATAGAGAAGAATAGCAGAAAAAGTCATCTCGAAATTTTCGGTAATCTTATTATAATTAGAAGAAAAATCCATGAACTTCATGAACTTGCTCTTCGTGTTTGGGATAGTAGCAATGAGAATACCATGCAACAAGAAACTAATCATATTGATGATACTCTTAAATTCACCCTCATGCATTTGGGTTCTAAAGGGTTTGTAACCATACTTGGCTCCCATATAAATGCTAATAACAGTCGTCAGCATAGTTTTAATTGTAATTGAGCATTCATTTCCTAATATCACCCTAGACAACAAAATCAAAACTCCCAAATCAAATATCTTTGAAATATTTTGCTTGACACCAACAAAATCAACTAAAATTTTTTGAAAACCTTCTGCAGTATTATTAATCTGACTCAACAACTCTTTGGTACTCTGGTCAAAACCGATCTTAAGTCCATCAGATAAAGTAGAATTCAATTCATCAAGCAAGGTCGAAGCATTTTCAGATAGATCTACTTTAAAACTAGGAAACATCTGGGTTTTAAAACTTTGCTTGACAGAACGTTGGTTTTCCCTCAACTTGTGTAGTTTTTTTTCCTGAATTTTAATTAACCTACGAACTTCATTAGAAATACGATCGCGCTCCTTGTATGACTTCGCGCTAACAATTTCCATGTTTTTCATTTGTGTTTCAAATTCAAGATTTGAGATTTGATCTTTATAATATTCAATCAACTCAGTAATTTTATCATCAACATTAATTGAAGGTTGCAACAAGCTTAGTGATTCCAATAAATTCTGCAATTCAGAATCATAGCATAAAGTATCAGTCGAACTTGCAATACTGCCATATTCAGTTGGAGTTTCAATATAGAAGTGTTTCTTTAAACAATCTTCAACAATGCATCTCTTACCTTCACACTCCAAACCACAGCAAAAATCATTTGACTTTCCGCATTCAAAGCAAAAAGATTCAAATACACATGGTCCTGGGTTTGGTTCGATTCCTTCCATTGTGAGATCTCGATACCATTGGCCGAGGAAATCATCCTCAAAGGAAATAGGAAAATTTGGGAAAATAGAATTAAATTGGTGTTGGTAATCATCAAGTTCCAAATCGTCACCAGCAGCAAAACTAGCTATTTGATAATTTTCATCTTCTTCATTGAGGAAGATACCTTCATCAATTTGTTCCCACATCACTTCGAGACGATTTTGGAATCGCATGAATTCCCTTTGCTCAATCCATTCCTCAAAATCTCTTTCAATTTCACTTAATTGTTCAAGAGTTGGAATCAAAGCAGGCTCCTCATCAAAGAAGTCACCTTGAATTTCCAACCTAATATCTCTTCTTAAAAGGATATGTTCATTAATCTTTGCAACAATCCAAATTTTACCCAAAATCCCAATAGTTCCAAAAAGAGTAAATAAACCATAAGGCAAAACCAAACTCAACACAAAATCACTAAGAATTTGACTTCCAATGTTAATAAAAAAATCAACATTCTTATCCAAACAAAATCTCATCGATATGAGATTGACAACTACATTTAAAGTTGAGACGCCAATAAAATTTACAAAAATATTTAAAATGGGTTGAATCATATGTTTAGACTCGATTGCTAATGAAATCGTATGTTTAGATTTCGAAAATTTAAAATTCGTATGTTTAGAATTTAGATAAGCGGCGGTTCCTATAAGGACACTTAGCGGCTTGATTTCAAAGCGTATGTTTAGCTTTAAAAGAATTTAAGAACGTATGTTTAGTTCTCTTAAACAAAATAAGTATGGGATCAATCGTATGTTTAGATTGATTATCC